TTACTGAGATACTGTTTTACGGGCTACGGAGTGCCACATATTTTCTGCCACATATACGGGCACGGGAACAGACTCGGCGGCAGCACGTTTTTGTGAGTCGAGCACATGTTGGTAATGCTTCAAAACCATTGTAAGGCTGGTGTGTCCCATGATCTTCGCTACCGTTCCAATGTCAGCCCCGGCAGCAATAGCTTCCGTGGCAAAGGCATGGCGTAGGTCATAGGGACGGATCCGCCGTTGTATCCCTGCGCGGATCAGGATTTTCCCCCAAGCCTTTCTGATGGAATGGACAGGTTTGTTGCCATAATGAATAAGATGGATAACTCCTGTTGCCATATCCGCGTTATGCCATGCCTTCAATGTTTCGATCAGAACATGTCGGATAGGAATATCCCGAACAGGTTCCCTCTTGTTCTTTTTTGCGGCACGTAGGTGGATAACCTTATTGTCAAAATCAACATCCGACCATTTTAATCCGAACATTTCTGAGGGACCGACGCGCATCCCCATTTGCGACCCGAGGACAATAACACGACGGATATGCTCAGGTGCATGGGCATATATCTGCGCAAGCTCTTGTTGTGTTGGCGGAACGAAGTGTTCATGCTCAATATGTGGTAGCTTAGGGAAACGAGGAAGCTCTTTGAGCACTTCATTTTCATATGCCCAACGAATGACAGAAAAAACCTGGCTCAAGTATCTCTTTAGACTTGAAGCTGAAACATTCATAGATAGAAAATGGAATACAAGCTCCTTTAACTTCGCATTATCTATCTCATTCAAAAGCATATTTTGAAAAAAAGCCAATGATGGCTGCATCTTCTTGAGATGATCTTTCAGCGCGTTTTCCGGAAAACGTCTCTCCTTCAAGAACAAGTAGTAAGCCGATTCAAAAGTATGCTCGATCTTGAGAGGTGGGATTTCCTCTCTCCTGAACATATCGCGCTCGAATTTGAGCTGGTATTTCTTGAGCGCATCCTGTTTTTTTGCTTCCTCCTCCGTTTCGACGTAAAGTGACTCACGCTTGAGCGTAAAGGGGTTGTTCCAGTACACTTCCCACGGCTTCTTACGGCCTTTCCTCTGTCTGATAGCCATACTGAATAGCTCCTGAGCAAAGGGGGCCGTGTCAGCGCTACTGGACGGCCCCCATATTGAATTCTGCTAAAAGTTCCTTTGCGGATTTTCCGATGACGCACCCTGATGTTTTGGGCGGTCGTCGCCTTGGAACTCCTGCCTTTGCCTGAGCCTCAGCATGTAATGTGTCGATCACCGTCATAACGGCGCGCCGTGACCAGCGCAAGGTTTTGCGTTCTTTGCCCCACGGAAGGCTCACAGGCTGGATGCCACGGGACAGCAGGATTGCCCGCGCCCTCTCCTCTCCAATGTTCATGACGGAAGCGACCTGTTTGGTCGTCAGCAGTTCCGGTTCCATTTTCCCTCCCTACGCGGCCCGCTCGTACACCCGCGTCCCAATCTCAGCGATTCGCGGGTCGACCTTTTCGAGCGCATTGCACAGCGTGGTCAGCGTCTTAAGCAGGTTGTGCCAGTGAAGGCCCCGGAAGTAGACGGGGCAGGTGTTCCGGGCGTCCTCAAGGAAGGTCAGCCCGGCCCACACTCCAGAGGCCCACAGGCTCCATTTCTTGGCGTCATCGGTTTCAGCAAGTGCAGAATCGACGTGTTCCGCGAGGATATGGAACCTCCTGTCGAGATCTCGCTTTGCACCAGCAGACAGCCTGCGCTGGACATCATCGCTACACCGTTCGATCCAGCGGTTGACCTTCTCGACTTGTCTGCCAAGGTCGCCAAGCTGAGGAAGCGTTTCGGGCTTGAGAAGGGATAGCGCCACGGTGATCATGGACAGGGCCAGAACACAGCGGGTGTGCTGGATGGCCTCGGGTGGGTAAGGGATTACGGGATTCGATGGTCTTCGCATGTCGTTTCTCCAAAAGAAAAGCCCCGATCTGGGGCCAAAACTGTATTTCTATGGTTCTGTTAACTCAAAGCCGTTTCAGTTGAAGCAGACGTTCAGGCAAGAGCCAGCAGCGGCATATCGAAATCCGGGACGGGGTACTCCTGCGGTGAATAGTTCGCCGACGCCAGTGCCGCCGCGATGGGCGGGCAGACGCTGTTGCCGATGCCGCGCACCTGCGCCGTTTTTGTGATTGGCGTACCGTCCGCCGTTTGTTCCAGAACATACCAGTCGGGGAAGCCCTGCGCCCGGGCAAGTTCGCGGGGCGTGAGCATCCGCATCCCTATGTCGGCGATGAAGTATGGCGTTCCCGCAATGCTGACCGTGACGAGCCCGAAGCGATCTTTCGTCGTGACGGTATGCAGGGGGGAGTCCGCGGCGCATCCGAAGCCCTGCCCGTAGTATTTGGCAAGGAATGCGGAAACGAGGGCCGTCTTTCCTCCGCCTCCCGGCATGACCGTGGGCACGGGTTCTCCGCAGGGTGCCCCGATGCTGTTGCCGAAGTCCCGCTGGAGGTGCGCGGTACACAGCGCATGGTGCGTCCCCTCGGCGGAAACGGTATGCAGGGGGGAGCCCGCGGCGTCGCCAACGTTGGAGCCACGCATTTTGACCATGTGCGCGGCGCACAGGGAATGGTGATCAATGGTGGTCACCGTCCCGGCGGGCACGTCTACGGGCTGGCCGACAACGCCGCCGAAGTGTTTGGCGAGGAACGGCTGGATCAGGCTGGCACCAAATGATGTGGTTATCGTGGACATGGGAGTATCCATGTCCTGCCCCCTGAAATACGCATAGTAGTCCGCCGTGTGGTTGAGGTGGGCAAGGAACGGCCGCACCAGAGCGTGGTGATTGCCCGTCGTTTGCGTTGCCAGCGGTTCGGCAATGTCGGTAGGGGAATGGCCGCTGGTATTCGTCACGATGAACGGTGTCGGGTTGCTCAGGACATAGCGGACAACGCCTTTCGCTATGCGCTTGAGCGTGTTTTCCGCCAAAGGCCGCACAGCCCGGATGCCATACCGCGCCATGATTTCCTCGGACGAGGCGAAAATCGACGGGCACGGGAGGGACCAGCCGATGCACTCGGCGGCGGTCCGCCACGGCTTCCGCGTCCCGGCGAGAACTTCCGGCGAGTCCGGCGCACCATGCGTCGGCTCGGGCCAGACGATGGCCTGGTTATCCCGCCGGGCGATCATGAAAAGACGCTTGCGGATGGTCGGCGCGCCGTAATCGCAAGCCCGGAGTTCCCGCCAGTCGACGCGGTAGCCGCATGAACGGAGCTTTCTGACGAACGTGCGGAACCTCTCCCCCTTCGCGGCTTCAATGATGCGGCCTTTGTTGTCGAGCGGCCCCCATTCCGCGAACTCCTCGACGTTCTCAAGGATGACGACGCGGGGAGCCCTGTCTCCCAGTTCGGGAATCCAACGATCCACCAGCACCATCGCCAGCTCACGCCGCCGGACGTTGCGCGTCGGCGCGCCGCCCTTGGCCTTGGAGTGATGCGTGCAGTCCGGCGACATCCAGAGGAGCCCGACGCGCCGGCCGCGCGTCACCCACTGCGGCGAGAGGGTATACACGTCCTGCACATGGTGTTCGGTTTCGGGATGGTTCCGGGCGTGCAGGCTGACGGCCACCGGATCATGGTTGATGGCGGCATGGACATGGATGCCCGCCATTTCAAGCCCACAGGACGCGCCGCCAGCGCCCGCGAACATGTCCACAACGATTTCCTCGGATTGAGCGCGGAACGTGTCTTTCAGCATGTGCACCTCTTCAAACAGATGGTCGGAAAAAGGCGACCCACATCAAAGTGAGCCGCCTTTCGTTTGGGGTCATTCGTCGCCTTCGTATGGTGTTACATCCAGCACGTTGTAGGCGTACCTGTGCCGTCGGGATGGTTTGCCCCCTTCCGTGATGGGGAGCACGCGCAGGTCGTAGTAGGGGTAGGAGGGGGTAAAGAGGATTTTATCGACCTTTGCCGGACTGGTGCCGTCGCGATCCCATCCGGATACGATGTCGCCTTCCTTATATGGGCAGGCGGCGACGGCGGCGTCACGTTTGGCGATTTCAAGAGCGTTCTTCGCCTGTTGCACGGCGCGTTCGCACCTTCTGACCTCATCAACGAGTTCCATGATTTCAGCGTCGTTCATTACCGTTCCGTGTGATGCGTGTTGAGGTTATGGGTTCATCTTTTGCCTGAGCTGGTCGGCAAGCTCGGGAACCACGCCGAGCAGGGCCGCCCGAAGTATCGGCTCAAGGCTCTCTGCCGCCTGCTGTTGCGACAAAACAGGCGTCGGGGGCGTATCCGTTCCCTCCACATACTGCGGGCCTTCGCCGGTGCGGATCCAAGAGGGATTGAGGCCTTTCTTATTGAAAAGCGTCATGATCCAAGAATCGGGGATGTGGTTGCGCCGTTTCGCTTCCGAAATGCTGCTCTGCTTCACACCGAGCAGGGCGGCGACGTCCGTTTGCGTGCGCAGGTCCGTGGACTGAAGGATCCGCTCATAGGCGTCTTGGAAAGGCATGGCAAGTTCTCCTGTGAAAGCCCCCGATTTGATGAAGTTCAGACCGGGGATGTAGATATTACGCGATGACCTTCACGCCTTCAGGCAGGTTCTCCAGAAGCCATGTGCGGATGTTGGCGATGGCTTCCAGCTTCCACGCGCCGCCGTCGCACTCGATAAGCTTGCAGGCCAGCGGGTTGGACTGGAGCCTGAACACGACCTTGTGCGCGGGCTGCGCGACTTCCGCAAAGGTGCTGAACGGGAAGACGACCGCAGGGGACGGTACGGGAACTTCGGCCTTGCGTGCCGCGCCCTGCCGAATGGACACTTCCTGTGACACACCATCGTCCTGTACGCGGACTTCGGAGGTGTCCACGAGGTTGCCGCTGATCTTGATGAGCGCATCGAGATCGTCCGAGGGGACAAAGCAGGACTGGAGATAGGGGACGAACTCGTCGGGAGAGGTCCAGCTTCCAAAACGGTGGGCAGGGATGACGGCGTCGGCCCGCATGTACGTGGTGCGCTGTTTCCAGCCCCCGAAGGGGACGGACATGACTTTCACGGTCGTCACGTCACAGACGTGGACAAGGATCTTGCTGAGGTCCACCCCGTCGGGATTCTGGTTGAGGTAGTCCACCACGGCCTGCAAGGTGCCCACGGTGAGCGCCTCCTGTTCCGCGTCATGGAGGCGTTGCCATTCCCCTTCCGGGTCACGCTTGTAGAACCGCAACCCGTCTTCCGTGACGTGAACGGGAAGCGTAGCCTTGGCCTTGCCGTCAAGGGATTCGAGTTCCCGGCCTACGCCGATGAGGTGCCTGTCTGCTTCGATCCGGCTGATTTCCATGTGATTCCTTCCTTCGGTTACTGGTTGATGGGATGTTCCTCAGCCTTCTTGAACGGGGTTACGTTCACGCTCACGCTGGCGCTCCCCCTGAGTTCCGTAGGAGACGTGCCGTCAAAACGGTACTGGTCGGGGCGGTTGTCGGTGAAGGACTCGAACAGCATGGGCGCGCCGTCGAGCTTGTCGAGCACGACCGGGATGGTCTGCGGCTCCTGCGGCTGGAGGTTGGTCGTCACAACGGCCTTGGATGCGATCAACGTCCGGCTCTCGTCGGGCTTGAAGGTGATCTTGAGGGTGACGGTGCGGGGCTTGTCCGGCGGCGTGTTCACGTCCGCTATGTTGTCCGCGACCTTGGCAAGCGCGATGTTGACGGCTTCGACCACGCCGCCGTTGTTCATGGTTCGCATGTCGAGAGGGCTGCTCATGGCTCTTTCTCCTTTGGGTAAAAGAAAGCCCGCTGTGATGCGGGCGGATTGGCATTGTGCCGGGGTACATGCCCCCCGGCGGGCTCTATGGGGACGGCGCGGGAGGTGGGCGCCGGTTACATGACGGTGACGGTGGCCACGGAACGGAGTTGCGCGAGGAGTTCCTGCACGGCCTGTTCGCGGGCCGGTTCGTAGGCGACGGACAGGATCAGGGTCGTCGTGACCGGGGGGGCCGTGGGGAAGTCGTCCTCTTCGATGAAGGGGGCTGCTGGCGGTGGCGTCGGCACGGCCTGCCGGGTCTGCCGGGCTTCCTCGGCTGCGGCTTCGCGCGCGGCTTTGTCCTGTGCCTGCTGCTCGCGCAGGCCGGCCTCCGCCGCGAAGACCTGCCCGATGACGCTGGTTGCTTCTTCGCTGGTGATGTCCAGCGACAGGCAGGGCGCGAACTTGCCCATCGGGAGGCTAAAGCCGTACTCCTCGGCCTTGGCCTTCAACGCGGCTTCAACCATTGTGGCGCGGTCGGCCCTGGCCCGCTCAAGCTGTTCGGCGGCGGCCTTGTCCTGCTTGTGCTTGAGGATGATGTTCTGGATCTCGGCGTGCAGTTGGGCCTGCTTGATGCTCTTGTTGAGCCACGGTTCCTTGATGGGGATGTCGAGTTCCGGTGCGCCTTCGCCGTTCTTCAAAGCGTCGATGACGAACTGGACGCTCTGGCGGCGGCCTTCGCGGTCGCTCCGTTCGAATTCCTTGACCTGCCTGCTCAGGCCTTCGCGGACTTCGACGACGCGGACGACCAGTGCCTTGGCTTCGGCGTCAAATGCGTCCAGCGGCCCGGCAATCTGGCGGGTGATTTCCTTGCGGGCGTTGTCGAGCCTGTCGCGGAGCTTGTTCAGTCCCGCCATTTCGGACTTGATGGCGGGCACGTCCTCTTCCCGCACCACCAGCCCCTCGTACTGCTCCAGCGTGGCGTCGAGCAGGGCGGACACGGCGTCCCGGTTCCAGTTGATGACCAACGGGGTGGCGGTGACGGCAAGGTCGAACTGCGCCAGCCCGCCGGGCTGCGCTTGCGCCGGGGGAAGGGCTTCCAATACTTCTGCGGTCTGTGTCATGATTGTATCCTGTTGGTTTTGCTAGAACGGAACATCGTCCATGCCGGAGGCCTCGGACGGGAAGGCGGGGCCGAGATCTTCATAGTCGGATGGGGGAGGAGTGTGGCGTTGGCCTTGCTGCCTGCGTCCGCCTTCCTGTTGCTGGCCGGACTGCCCGTCCGCCTTGCGGTCAAGGAACTGGACGCGCTGCGCCTTGATTTCCGTGACGAAACGGTCCTGCCCCTGCTGATCCTGCCACTTGCGGGTTTCGAGCTTGCCTTCGATGAAGACGAGGCTACCCTTGCCGAGGTACTGCGAACAGTTTTCCGCCGCCTTCTGGAACACGACGATGCGGTGCCATTCCGTCTTTTCGACCTTCTGCCCGCTGTTGTCCGTGTAGGATTCGTCCGTGGCGACGCTGAACGTACAGACGGGGCTGCCGCTCTGCGTGTATTTGAGTTCCGGCTCACGTCCGAGCCTTCCGATGATCATTGCCTTATTCAGCATGGTTGCCTCGTTGGTTGAAAAGAGAAAGCCCCGTCCGGGTTTTCAGACGGGGCCGTGGTTATGCGGCTTGGGTCTTTTGCCCTGCGCCTTCAATCTGCTTCCGGCGTGCCCGGAAGGCTTCACGGATGGCGGTAATCTCCGGGTGGTTTTCCGGGACGGCAAGGCGGGTTGCTGCCGCGTACAGGGCCGTGATCGTCTCACAGGCGTTAAACTCGGCAATGACCTGATCCGCTGGGATGATGTTCGGGATGGAGGACGTGGGGCGGGGCTTGGCGGGCGGTGCCTCCCGGTTTTCCGCAACTTCCTTGCGGCGGTCGAGGAACAGCCGGGAAAGCTGGTTGAAGTGGCGGTGTTCCTTTTCAACCCGCACCTTCTTCCAGTATTCCTGCAGTTCCTCTTCCGTGGCCATGCGGGCGAGTTCCGCGCGTACCTTGTCGAAGTCCACGGGGCCGCTCATGACCTGCGGGCGGGCGTCCTGCCTCGGCTGCACGGGCTCAGGCGTCTCGGCGTCGGGGTCGTCCTGCGCGATGTCCTCGGTGGGGATGCAGAACGTCTGGAGCAGGGCATACTTGTGGGCCACAGCCATAGCCTTGTTGGTGGCCTTGTCCGAAGTGTCTCGGCCCTCGCCCATGACCGTGCAGGAAATGGACGAGCCGTCCGCATGGAAGAAGCGGTACTCCACGGAAAGGGTCACGCACTGCATCGCACCGCCCTTTGCGGTCGTGCGGTCTTCGCTGGCCCGGGAGAGCACTGTGGGGGCCATGAATACCTTGTGCTTTGCCAGAAGCGGATGCAGCGCGTTGTACACGTCGTCGATACCGCGGTACTTGAACCCCTGTTCCTTGTTCTTATTGTCCTTCCCGATGGACGGGATCTCCGCGAGGATTTCCGCCATAGCCTGATAGATGCCCGTGGGCTGCGGCTGGTCACACATCGTCGTCTCCTTCCGTCATTTCCCGGCGCAGGGCCTTGCGCCGTGCGGCATTGCCCGCCGCGATCATGAGTTCCTCGTCCGTCCAGGGGCCGCATTCTTCGCCGTAGGCGTCGTCCGTCCAGTTCATCGCAGGGCCTCCTTGATCAACGGTTCGATAATGGGGCGCATACCGAGAGCGAGATAACAGCCGCCGAGCAGGGAGGCGACCAGCACTGCGAACAGCACCCTGTCCGGGATGTGCCAGTGGCGCACGTTGTCGGGATCGGGGAGAGGGTATTTGTGGACCGGGGTTGCACGCTGTTCCTTCATGGGCTGCTTCCTCACTTTCGCGGCGGCTTCGGCAAAGGCGCGCGCCGCGTTTTCATAGATGATGGCTATCTCATCGCGGGTATAGATGTGCCCGCAGTGGCGGCATTTGAGCTTGTCACCGGAGGTTTCCGTCAGACGAATCAGGCGGCCTTGCACCTTGCAGTGGGGGCAGAGAACACGGGCTTTCATGCGGCGACCTCCAGCCGTTCGAGTATGGCGTCTATTCCGCCGTCCTCGTCGACGAGGCGGCAGTCCGTGATGGGCCGCGTGGGGACGAGTTCCCCGCCGTCCCATTCCGCCGCCCGGAGGTTCCAGCCGTCCCGTGTAGCCTTGAGGAACGACATCACGGCTGTGGGTGAATTAAAAAAGTGCCTGACCGTTCCGCCGTAGAGCGAGTTTCCGGTTTCGATGCAGAAGAGTGTGGTGATCATGCGGCGGGCCTCCTCTTTTCCTGCTTGGCTTCGTACAGGGCATTGCGGTCCAAAATTTGGGCGCTCACCCATTCCGTGCAGTCGGTGATCTTGTCCGGTTCGATGGCGATTTCCGAATCGGCCATCGCTATGCCGAACTGTTCCTTCATGGCCTTCACCACGGTTTCCGGCACGTTGCACACCTGATCGAACTCGAAGAAACGGGCGCAGGTGGCGCATACGCGGGGCTCATCTTCCGGGTCATATTCGTAGGGGTTACGCATGGCTGTATCCTCTCGGTTGAAGTTCGTTCCGGCGTCCCAGAACCAATGAAAAAGCCCGGTTGGTTCCGGGCTTTTCGATGGGGCTAGGCGTGAAAAAGGCGGCTCTTTCGAGTCGCCTTGATTCGGTCAACGGGTTTTGTGGTCAGGAGTGCTTGCAGGTAAGCCAGAGGCCGATGCCGTCAATGAGGGTGATGATTCCTTCGATTAATCAGAACGTTTCCCGTTGCAGTTTAATACAAGGAATAAAAGTAAACCTCGCTAGAACAAAAATATAACTGCCTAAGCTGGGGTAAAAATTCGTTGAGTTCTTGAAATGGTATATAAAAAAAACCAAAATTATCATCAAAAACTAATGCATTATCAAGATTACTTATAATCGCGATGGCATGTCGCCTAGGGTTGTTTTGGGGATCAATCAGAGAAAATGTTGATATATAGTAGTAATGATGGTCCACGTTTTCAACGATACATGCGTCTTTAAAAACAGCTTTGAGTGCATTCAATTCCATATCGGAAGTTTTTCGCACTACAAATGTTTGTTCTCCCATTATTTTTAATCTATCGAACATTTTTGTTCTAACTTCATCCAATATCGTTTTAAATTCAGGACTAGTAGCTAAATTGTTTAGCGTTGTGTCATCTATAGGGTCATTTTTTCCTTTATAGATCACACAATATTTTATGAAACATGACGCAATAAGTATACATGGGTTTGGCAAATTTTGTATCATTTCATTGAGGGTATTAGACGGCTTGCATACCCTATATTTTACTATAAACTGAAAAGCTTCACGATTTAAATATGTTGCCGCTTGCTGTGCTCTGGTCTCTATATCCATCATTTGACTCATGATTTACCTCCTCTATGCATAATGTCCCTGTTAGTATAAAAGTGTACATTAGGCAACTTATGAAGGCGAAATATATTTATTTTTTATATAATACAAAAATTCTTATAGTTATCTCCTTCCCTTTTCATGCGTGCGATATGTTCTCGGTGTCGGCGATTCCGTTTTTCGGGGCGATATACCACAGAAACTACGGCTTCGTTGGTATGATTGACGCTGTTTTTCCGCTTTGCGGTCGGCATCTGCGGACCTGTTCCACGCATGGTTCGGGGCGACGGGTGTTCGCCGCCCCTTTCATGCGAGGCCGTCAGTCCACAGGGGCAAGCCTGTAGCCGAGTTCCCGCACCATCACGTTGAGCGGGGTGGAGTCGCCCGTGGTTTCGATGATGGCCATGAACGTCTCGACGCCGAGCTTTGCGCCGGGGTCAAGCGGACTGGTTTCCCTGAGCAGGGTCGAGTAGGGCTTGCCGATGGCGATAGCAACGGATTTTGCGGGCATCTTGCCTTGCGTCACGAGTTCGTGGACGGCCTTGACGACTTTGTTCATATGTTTGTCCTGAAAAAGCCGGATGATTCCGGGTTCGATTGTATTTCATGAAAATTTTTACGGGATAATACCCGTCTGCATTACTGTTGCAGCTCTGCCGAGCCGGGGGATTAGTCACCTCTCCCCGCGCTGATTGGGTATTCATCATACCGTCTACGCCCGCCGACCCTGCGCGGCTTGTATCGCAGCTCCGGGGAATGCCGGGCACCGTGGGGAGGTAAGGAGGGGGAACCTTCACGGCGTTTCCCGGCACTCCCCGGAGCTGCGAGGACGGCGGGGATGGTTCCCGGTCGTCGTGAAGATAGTATTACGCTGACGTAATAATGTGGTCAAGTAAAAATATTGCGTTAAAGTAATTTAAGGGGTACAAAAAATACCGCCGACACCACGAAGGGATCGGCGGTCACGCCCGGCAGGGCACAAAAAAGCCCCTCATGAGGAGGGGCGGAGAGGACATAATGGCAGGAACTCGAGAGGAAGTGAGTCAGATGGCGGCAACGCTCTACAGTGTCTGCACAGGAAAACGACTTGCCGTTGTTCTGGATGCGATGAGGCTTGTTGAAATCCAGTTACGCTGTAAAGCGCGTATCCCGGATGGGGATACGTACGGCACTATGGTCAAAGATATCGGAACGGGGGAACTGATGCTTGTCGATGAAGACTAAATGGCATCTCCGAAGCGGAGTTGAACATTTTTCTTTTTGAATTCTTCATCGAACAGCTTTCCGGTTTCCTTTCGGAGCTGATAGGCAGCCGAGACAGCTTCCGCATTTGTCATTTCAGGGTTTGTCGTTTTGAGCACCGCAGCTGCTACAGTGACACTTGCAATGGCAATCCGGTATCCGTCAATCTCCGAAAGAAGTACCGTCTGTTCTTTTTCCATAGTTTATCTCCTTCTCCCCGCTCCGGCGGGGATTTTCATTTCTTCACGAGCTTGAGGAAGGGCTTATTCACGAAGCGAGCTTGTTCTTTTCAGGAAGTTTTTGAGTATCCACGCCGCTCTGGGCGCGAAGGCTTTCAAGGTGGCCTTCCCACTTTATTCTATAGGCCTTGAGTTCCTCAACTTGTGCCTTTAACTCGATATTTTCTTTTTCAAGTTCAAGGTTCCGTTTGTAGATATCTTGGAGCTGGTTTGTCTCCGTAGAAACATCTGAAGGGAGGAGGATTTTTGCTTTCAAGATGTTGAAAGGTTGGACGAGGCTTTCCATTTTGGGAATGTTTTTACCGTTGAGCCAACGCCAGAACGTTGGGGGTTGGACGCCAAGAGAGCGAGCAGCCCGATCCTTATTCCCGCCGAAGAGCGTGTCCGTATACTCTGCCAGAATTCTGATGATGTCTTGTTCTAAACTCATGGGAATAGCCTACCAGTAAATTTCTAGGACGCAATTTCATGGGCGTACGGGATTGCTTTTTAAATTTCGTTAGCGTAATAAAAAGACATGGAAAATATCACTGAAGAAATTCGTACTTTTTTGAGTTCGACCGGCCTCCCTCAGTGCGTTCTTGCCAAGGAGGCGGGTGTTTCTGCGGCAACTATCAGCAGAATTTGGAAAAAGAAGCAGCATGAGATGATTGAGTCGCGGGCAAAAAACATCCGAGCGGCGATGTCTCGCCTTTCCCTCACAGCCTCCCCCAACACTCCCACTGAACCCGAAGAGGTGAAGCATGGATAATCTCATGTTTAGCATTCTCGAATGGTGCCTTACCATCTTCTTTTGTGTTGGATTACTGGCAGTTACCGCAGTATTTTTGAAATTAACATGGGAGATTCTTACAACCAGAGAGTAATTTTTCCACACACCGCCTGACCACGGCTTCCGGCGTGGGGTAGTCCTCGGCGCGGTAGCACTTCCAGCGGATGGTGCCGCCGGAGAGGATACGAACGCGCCAGACGGGGCCGCGCAGGGCGATGAGCAAATGGACTGTGGGTAGAGGCATGGGTTCCGAACCTTTTTCAGCCATCTTATCGGAACGCAACAGGCCGTAAAGTTGAAAACTTCAGAGGAAAAGCAGGATGGCCGACTACAAGAACATGACTGCGATCGAGGCGCTTCGGGAAGCCAAGGACGCCAGCGGCATGACCGCCGAAAGCATAGCGCAGGGAGTGGGCATCACCGCGACGCATTTGCGCCGCTATCTTGATCCCAATGACAACTATGCGCCGAGCCTGCACATCATCCCCGGTTTGTGCAGGGTGATGCGGAATACAATCCTCCTCCAGTGGCTTGAAGCGCAGCTTGTAGCTGATGACACTCCGGTGACGCCCGCCGCGACGCGGGCGGACGTGCTGACGGCGGTGGCGCGTGCGGGTTCGGCCCTTGGCGAGGTGCAGCGGATCGTCGCCGAGGCGCAGGTGCTTTATCCGAGTACGGCGCGGGAGATCCGTTCCGGACTTGGGGACGTGATCGCGGCGTGCCGGAGCGCGCAGGCCGGGCTGCAACCACTGGCGGAACGGCGGGATCGGGATGTGGCGCTGGCCAGCCTGTCGGACGGAGAGCAGGCGCCTCCGGTGGCGATGCCTGAACCGCAGGCGGGGGCGTGTCGTAAACCGTGGTGGAAGGTGTGGAAGTAATGATGAGCGTCGTGCCGAAAAATCCGTACGAAAATACTTCGCATGGAACGCGCTGTTTCCGGGCAGGAAAAAAAGAACTGGGATAACCTCTCTTCAAAAAGAAGGAGGAGGAGCCGATGAGCGGGCTGCGAATTTTTCAGAACAGGGAGTTTGGGGCCGTGCGCGTGATCGAGCACAAGGGCGAGCCGTGGTTTGTGGCGCGGGATGTATGCGCCGTCCTCGGAACGGAGACGCGGGATCTG